AAGGCTATCTGGTCCCTGCGCTCTGCTATGCACCGAGCGTCCCCGACCTGACTGGCGTGAAAAGCAACGGCGGTGATTGGGTAGAAGACGCCCTCGCCGAAGTCATGGGCGATGCCAAGCTGATCGGTGATGTGGTTGAGAACTGGTGCCGGCTGGCCGAGGGGCGTCAGACCATCGTGTTCGGCTGCAACGTCGCGCACTCGCGCGAACTGGCCCGCCAATTCTCCCTGGCTGGGGTAAGGGCCGCGCACGTTGATGGGTACACCGACATTGCCGAGCGCACGCAAATCATTGATGCCTTCCGCGCCGGCCGCATTCGCGTGCTGTGCAACGTGGCCGTGCTGACCAAGGGCTTCGATGCCCCTGAAACCGCTTGCGTTGTCCTGGCTCGCCCCACGAAGTCATTGATGATGCATTACCAGATGATGGGTCGCGGGCTGCGCACTGCTGACGGAAAGGCCGACTGCATCATTATCGATCACGCCGGTAACTGCCTGCGCAACGGCCTCCCAACTGACGACCTGCCTGCCGAACTGGATCAAGGCAAGGGTGATAACCCCGACCGCAAGAAGCGAGACAAGGTAAAGGCCGAGCGCGAGCCCCGCCCCTGCGGTAAATGCGGCTACGTGTTCTCGACTAGCCGTTGCCCCGCCTGCGGTCATCAGCCGCTCCCGCATCAGGATGTTGAGTGGGTAGACGGCAAGCTGGTTCCGCTCGGCGAGGTTGCCAAGCGCAAGACCTTCACTACCGATCAGCGCCGCGAAGTCTACGCGCAGCTTCTGTGGTACGCGCGCAGCACTGGCAAGAAGGACGGCTGGGCCTATTACAAGTGCCAGGAGTACACCGGGCACGCACCGCGCGAGAAGAAAGGCGTCTCCCCGATGCGACCGACCCCGGAGGTCATGGGCTGGATCAAGCACAAGAACATCGCCTTCGCCAAAAGCCGTGAATCGCAGAGGGCCGCAGCATGAAGACTGCCGAACTGATGCGCGGCCGTTGGCACGACGCCCTCAAGCACGCCGGCATGACCGACCGGGAACTGTCCGGCAAGCACTGCCCATGCCCGATGTGCGGCGGCAAAGACCGCTTCCGCTTCGACGATAAGGACGGCACCGGCTCTTACTTCTGCGCCGGCTGCGGGGCGGGCGACGGCATGAAGCTGATGATGCGCCTGACTGGGCGGGATTTCCGGGAGGTTGCTGCGGAGCTGGATAAGGCATACGGCAACTACTCGGTGCAACGCCCGGAGCGCCGCGAGACCAGCGACATTCTGCGGCGGATCGGCGCCGGCCTCCTGCCTGTCGGTGATATCAGTCCAGTCGTGACCTACCTGCGCAGCCGGGCTATCCGTCGAATCCCGCGCGAGTTCCTGCGCTACCACCCTGCGGCGTGGCACTCGCAAGAGCGCCGCACCCTGCCTGCAATGGTGGCCGCCCTGCGTGACGTAGACGGCAAGTGCCATGGCTATCACATGACCTATTTGAGCGAGCGCGGCGAGAAAGCCGCCATTGACGCCCCGCGCCTGTACTCGCCTGGCCAGACCGGCGAATGCGTGATCCGCCTGACCGCCGTCGAGAGCCATATCGGCCTGGCTGAAGGTATCGAAACCGCCCTCAGTGTTACCGAGCTGTTTGGCATTCCCTGCTGGGCTACCGGGGATGCAGGCCGCATGGAGCGTTTCAAGGTTCCGGCAGGCGTCGAGCGCGTGACTGTATTCGCGGATGTTGACCAGAACTACACCGGAGAGGCAGCCGCCTTTGCGCTGGCAAAGCGCCTCTCGCTCCAGGGCATCGCCTGCGACGTGCGCCACGACTGCCCACGGGGCACTGACTACAACGATCTGCTGCTGCGCGGCATCAGGGAGACAGCATAAATGACCGACTACATGGAGATGACAGAAGCCTTCGAGCAGGCCCGCACAGCCCCCGATGTAACAGATCGCGCTACTGGCCTAGAGGAGGCAGATCGTATAGGTGGAGTGGCGCTGGTACAGGCCAGGCTGCAGGGGCAGGGCGCTGAGGAATGCGAGGAGTGCGGCATCGAGATTCCCGAGGCTCGCCGTCGTGCTGCGCCTTGGGCGGTGTGCTGCGTGGACTGCCAGGGGCTGCGGGAGGTGCGCCGTGGCTGACCGCACCGCACTCTCGAAAGAGTCCTTCAAGGTCTGCGTAAACAGCGGCGCTCGCCTCATGGAGCTATGCACGCGCCTGACTGAGGCCTTCCGCCAGCATAAGTACCTGGTCGTCTCGGTTCGCCCTGGCAAGGACCGCTCGCTCGACCAGAACCAGCTGTGGTTCGGCATGTATAAGCGGGTTGCCCTGACCCTGGAACAGGGCAACCAAGAAGAGATCCGGGCCTACTGCAAACTGATGTTCGGCGTTCCGATCATGCGCCGCGATGACGGGCGATTCGCTGCTGGCTGGGATCGGTACTTCGCGGACAAGTCCTTTTCCGAGCAACTTTTCCTGATGGGGCCGAACCCTCTCTTCGGGCCTGACGGATTCCCGGTGACGCGCCTATTTGGCACCAAGCAGGGCTGCGAGTACACGGACACCATCGCTGATTACTACGTGCCCAAGGGCGTGTTCTTCGGCGACCTGCTCGGGGAGGCTGCAGCATGAGCCGAATAGTCAGCAAAAAACTGCGCGATTCGGCTCGCGGCCAGAGCTGCACCCTTCGCCTTCCGGGCTGCGGCCACGATGACGGCACCGTTGTTCTGGCTCACATCCCATGCGGCCACAAGGGCGTAGGCATGAAGGGTCCGGATGTCATCGCCTGCTTCGCCTGTGACCACTGCCATTCCGTACTGGATGGCCGGCGCAAGGGCGAACTGACCGAGGGCGACCTTCTGCGCGCCCTGGCCGAAACACAACTGATCTGGTTCCGCGAGGGACTGCTGACCGTAAAGGGGGCCGCGTGAACTACCAATTCTGGCGTCGAGTACGTGAATGGGCAAAAGGAAAGGCCCGGAAATCTTTTCTCGAAGAGCGCTGCTTGAATCTCAAGTGCCCGCATTGCAACACATGGCAGTCAGACGCAGAGGCTGAGGGCGGCCTTCGTTCCTATGGTCACCCGCTAGTTGTAGCGCTCGACTGCGGCCAGTGCAAAAAGGCTAGCGGCTGGGTTTGCGAGGCGGGCTTTTGGTTTACGGCTGATGAGTTCCTGAAGGACGCCGCGCCGGAGATCCCCGCATGAAGACCTGCCCCATCGACGCCACCCACAAGACAACGGCCTTCAGCAGCCGGCAGACCCTGTACTGCCACGACTGCCGCAAGGAACACCCATGGCCGCTAAAGCCCGGCCAGATACCACTGATCGCAAACAACAGAGCCACAAGGAAGCCGCAATGAGCGCACTCAACGAACAGCCAGGCGGCAGCCACTACAAGGGCAAGGCCATTCAGCCGGTCCAGTACATCCACGCGAACGGCATCGGCTACTGCGAGGGCAACGTCATTAAGTACGTCTCCCGGTGGCGCGAGAAGAACGGGCTGCAGGATCTACTGAAGGCTCGCCATTACATCGATCTGCTGATCGAGCTGGAAGGACTGGAGAAAGCCGAGTTCGGCCAGCAGAACACCATCGACTGCCGCAGCGCTGAGCAGAAGGCGGGCGCATGAAGATCAGCCGAATCGACGTTATAGGCAGCAATGGAAATGACGGACTGCACTACGACCAGATCCTCTGCGGCGAAGAGCTGTTTGTCAGCGGAAGGGCTGATTGCAAAGGAGCGTGCGGAGCAGCTTGCTCTCGCAATCGCGGACAAGATGCGGGAGCGCTGCAAGCCGATGGGTCTTCCGAAGTGGCGCCAGTGGGTATCGGCCGAGCTGTCGAGGATGAGCCCGCTGCTTCGATCGATGGTGCGCGCTGCGCTGGAAGCGAAGGCGAGGGGGAGTAGATGACCGAAGTCCTGCTGCCCTGGCCGCCGAAGGAACTCAGCCCGAACTCGCGCAAGCACTGGCGAGCCAAGGCGCCGATCGCCAAGAAGTACCGTGCCGACTGCCACCTGCTTTGCAAGGCGGCCGGGATGGTCATGCCGGAAGGCCGCGCACTGCTCGCAATTGAGTTCCTGCCGCCCGATCGGCGCAAGCGGGACGACGACAACATGCTCGCCGCATTCAAGGCTGGCCGTGACGGCCTGGCGGATGCGCTGGGCATCGATGACAACCGGTTCGTGACTCAGCTCAGCGTGAGCGACGAAACAGTCAAGGGCGGCGCAGTACGCGTTCGCATCATGAAGTACACCTCGGGGGAGGCCGCTTAATGCTCGCATGTCCGAAGTGCCTGAACACAGGCAGCCGACTTCACTCATACCGCGGCACCAATCGCCGCCTGTGCTGCACCGGATGCGGGCACATCTACAACGAGAAGCGCGGCATCGATATGCCGGAGCTGGAAGGGAAGGCCGAGACCTACGTCATCACCGCAGCCGTGAACGCCACCAAGGCGCACTCGGCATTCCTCAAGACGCTGCAGCTCTATTGCTCCCTGCGCGGCGCCAGGCTGATCGTGATTCCCATGCGCTACAAGAACCCGACTCGCCGGGATGAAGTGGCCGATGACGACTGGTGGGATGCCCGCCTGATGCCGTACATCACTCATGAGCGGACGAAGCTGGCGAAGGGGCTGGTAGTGCTGGCTGATATTAAGATTCAGCCGACCGCTGTTAAGCCGCTGCAGGGCTGGTTGACTGTCTCTGGCCGCGACTGGGCAATTCTCGGGCACACCAAGATCGCGTTGGAGTCTGTCGCGACGCGCCTGGGCGACCATGCAAAGCTCGTGATGACTACCGGCGCCTGCACTGTCGAGAACTACAGCGACACCAACGCCGGCA